CCAAGTTTCGTGAGGATTGGGTCCAGTGGGTCCCTGACTTCTATCGGCGTCTTCGGCTAACTACCAAAGATGACCTGAAGTTGAATCTTTCGCGAGTCCTAGATCCGCGTTTGATTCCATTCATACGGAAAGCCTCGCCAGTTTCTGGTGGCTTCGCCTCAGTAATGGGGCTTCCGTGGGAGGCAGCACTTTGGGGTGCTGATCCTGAGATGAAATCGGCGCTAAAGCGCTGGTTGAGTCTCGTGGATGGTCTCGAATTGACTTGGGCCCTTAACGGCTTATGGAAGTTCCTATATCGACGAGCTTACGCTTGTTGGTGTAAGGACTACGCCAGAGCTGCTATGGGTCCCAAGGAGGGATGGAGGAGTGATCCCCTTTACACTAAGTACCGCGGGTCTCCCCTGCGGTGGCTTAGCTGGACTACAAGGACTACGAAGAATCAGGAAATGATCCTTCAGTGGTACTTGCAAGCCAGATGGGGAAAACCTCTTCCATTCGGGCGGCTAGGGTTCAAAGAAGAACCCGGCAAGATCCGAGTCTTCGCCATGGTGTCGCTCATTACCCAAACACTGATGCACCCCTTGCATCAGTGGATATTCTCGAAGTTGAGATTAATCTCAACGGACGGAACGTTTAACCAAGTCGCTCCGGTGGAGCGGTTGATTTCACGGATGAAAACTGACAACGAATTCGTTGCTAGTTATGATCTATCAGCGGCTACCGACAGACTGCCACTGCAGTTGCAAGTGGATCTGTTGATGCCTCTTTTGGGTGCTGACCTAAGTGCCCTGTGGGCTTTCATATTGGTCGGAAGACCGTATATGCTGCCTAAGATAGCGAAAAGCTACAACTTAGGGTTCGATAGCGTATCCTACGCCGTCGGACAGCCCATGGGTGCATTGTCTTCGTGGGCTATGCTCGCGTTGACGCACCATGCACTCGTACAATACGCAGCTTCGAATGCGTACCCTTCGAAACCGAGTTGGTTTAAAGGGTATGCAGTGCTCGGAGACGACGTGGTCATCGCTGATCACCTCGTAGCCGCGAAGTATCTCAAGATCATGGAGACGATAGGAGTAGAGATCTCGCTTGCCAAAAGCTTGGTCTCGAATACTTCGTCTTTAGAGTTCGCGAAGCGAACTTGGATCAAGAGACGGGAAGTCTCACCAGTATCACTAGCAGAAATGTTAGTGAGCCTACGGAACGTAGGCGCTCTCGAGCAACTGGTGTTGAAGACTAAGAGATTCGGAGAGATCCGGATGTCGGCCGTAGCACGCTTCGCAGGCTTCGGGTACCGGAACTTGGCACGACTGCCAGTTGTGTTAGGTCTCGGGAATCGTCTCAGTGGGCTCATTGGCTATCTTAGTCGTCCAGGCGGTATTTGGTCTATGCCTGTTGAGGCATGGCTAACTACCGTGGCACCTGGGCAGACTGGTGCCTTGTTAGACACTCGCGCCTGGAAGGTTTCCGGGCGCTTGTGGAAACAAGTCATTAGTGGTTTACTAAGACAGATGGTGGGGATCGATCGTCTGCTGTACGCTTTAAGTACATACCGGATGACTGACGCAACCTACATTCCTGCAAGGAATAAGGATCGCCAGGCAAAAGGTGTGACCGCTGAACGTGCGAATCGAAGAGAGAGACGTCGTTTCTTCTCTCCGAGCGTTGATCAACTCTTCTGCATAACCGAGAAATCGGTTGTGTGGAATGAGTTCTTCACCGAGTGGATCATGCGACCTCTATCAATCCGTCTTAGAAAGACTTCTGAGAGAGTTGATGATATCCTACGGGTACTGGATCCCAATATCCAACCTAACTGGGTTAGTCTAGAGGAAGTCTGGCGCCAAGTGTTCGAAGCGGAGGACGGAGTAAACTCCTTACCCTCTTCTTTAGAGGTATGTCTTCGTGAAAATGAAGAGATACCAACTTCCACAAGGTTAGTTACCTTATGGCGAGCACTTAGGCGTCTTTCCAATCGAGAGACTAAACCTAGTTTTGACCTAGGAGAATGCTTCCGTCTCGAGCCAAAAGCTCGAAGACGGCGCCGAGGAGGGTAGTCAACCCTAATCGGTGGAACACCTAAAGTTACTACTCTCGTACAGAAATGTGTCGAGAGAGTCCAAATAGATGTGCGCATCTGAGCG